CCTCTCTTTGCATCTCTCTTTAATTCTTCAAGAGCATTGATTTGGTCTTGTATTGCCTGTTCCAAACTTACTTGTCTATACTTAGCTTGTTTTCTAACAGCCAACATTGCAATTCTTTTTTCTTCAGTAGATGGTCCTTCATTAATTGATTCCTCAACTGATTCCTTTTTATCTTCTTTTTTTTCTATTGCTTTTTGAAGTGCTGGTGGTAATTTTTTCTGAGCATCTGTTAATTCAGAAACTTGTTCTTGTTTTGCTCCTTTACCTTTCCAAGTTTTTTCTATATTGTTAAAGAATTTCTTTTTTTCTTCATCAGACATACTAGGAATAGATTTACCCGCTTTTTCTAAAGCTCTTTTGAAAAACTCTTGATATTCCGATTCTTCTATCATAGTTTCTTTAACTATGTTTTTTAATGCTTCTCTTGTTATTTTCATTTTTCTATCTCCTGTATAGTTCGAGCGATATTAACCAATCTCTCCTTTATCTTATAAATATGTTTGTTTGTTCTTTTCCAATACTGATTGGAATCCAACTCATTCATTGTTTTGATTTTATTATACCAATTGAAAAACTTTTCAGTTTCTCTAAGTTGATACTTAAGTTCTTTTAAACCCATTGCCATCTTCTTATGAGGATGCATTGTTTCATCGTTTTTTAATTCTAACCAACGATTTACTGGTCTTTTGGATTTAGCTTCATTTAGCTCTTCATCCATCTTACCAACTATCTTCATACCAAATTGAGTTGAAATTTTTTTCTTACGTTTTTTATCTTTAGCACCACCATCAGAAAATGCAGCAGGAGTATTGTACCCACCAACTGCACCAGTTCCTGTCATTTCATCCAATTCGTGTTCTACTTCTTGGATTAGTTCATCTAAGAATTTATTAAGATTTTTTTCCATTGACATTTTTTATCTCCTTAATTAACTCATAAGACATCATTAAAGCTGAAACTTGTTCATCGGTAACTTTCTTACCAATTTTCTGTTTTTTCAAAACATTTATTGTTTCTCTCAACTTTATTTTTGTAATCTTATCTTTCATACCTTTATACGCTTCGTGTAAAGATGTGATAGTTTTAATTAATTCTGATTCATAGTATTCATTGAACTTAGATGTATTGGTAACATTATTAATATATTCTCTTAATAAACCTTTTTGAGATTGATTTAAAGTTGTATATTTTTTGTTAAAAGTTTCAATAAGAATTTTATATGTCAACAATCGAAGGTCTTTCTCTTGTTTTTTATATTCTTCAACTAATTTATCTTGTTTAGCTACTTTAGTAGTTTGGGAAGTTGATGAGATGTGCTCAACAAGAGTAAGTTTAGAATCAAATACATCTTTAATATCAAGAATATCATTCTTTTTACCTTCAAATAGTTTATGTATTGAAGCTAAAATTTTGTAGTTTGTTACCGGGGAAGATAAGAAATTATTAATTTCGAATGTTTCTTTGATAGACTTAATAAGATTATACTTTTCTCGTTGGAGTTTAGTATAATTTATTTTACTGTGTGCTTCCAATATAGCTTCAATAAACTTCTCAGCCTTTGATTCTGTATTGTACTTTTCGTTTATAAGTAGGTTGAATAATCTAAGCTCTTTTGATAACTCAGTTCCTCTTCCATAGAATTCTTTGATTATTCCTTTTGATTTTTCCTCACTACCATTGAGTATTTCAACCGTAATTTGTCGAGTTAAAAGTTCAAAAAGAAAACCCGTATTCTTAAATTTTGAATGTTTTATTTTTCTCATCTTATGTTTTTCCTATTATGATATAGTAAAATTTCCCTCTTATAAATATAAAATTATAAAAGTTAACCTAATTAATCTTCGTCTAGTATGTTGTTTTCGTCCAACATTCCTTTCATTTCATGTAAATACTTTCGTTTTGCCGCTATACCATTGATATATTTAATTGCTTTATCTTCTGATGTTCTTGAACGTTTTTTCGTTCTTTCTTTATCACCAAGTGGGTCTCTACCTAATGGATGTTTATCTTTTCCATATGTTCCACCTTCTCTTGGTCTACCACCTTTATCTTTTATTTCATTCTTGATATCTTCAAGTTGTTCTTCAATATCACTTGGTTCATCATCTTCCATTGCAGGGTCACTACCTTCATCTTCAATAGAACGGAATCTATATCTATCTTTTAAATCATCTAACATAGATACTCTTTGTTCATCTTGTTCACCACCACTTAGTTTGAATATATTTTCATATACCCAATCCTTAGATAACATATTTAATCCTTGAATATCTTGAGCTAATCTAATTTTCTCACTCCATAAGTTTACTTTTTCTTGTTCGTAAATTGTAGATGGATTAACTAATGATAATTCAAAATTAGTCATTTCAGAATCTGTAATTCCTTGTGCATATAAATGAACAATTGCAATTTTAGATAATTCTGAAACTACTGTTCTTTGTATTCTCTCTATTGTTCTTGCAAATCTAACATCTTCTGCTGCTAATGTTGCTTTACCATTTACATTTTCTTCATATCCTAAATATGCTCTAGGAACTTTTAATGCTGCAAATAATTTGTTTTTTAGATAATCAATATCATCGATGGTTGCATACTCTAATCCTGCAAGATTATCAATAGATGTTCCACTATCACCACCACGAACAGGAAGATAGAAATCTTCTGTTAGGTTTTGCATATTGTACTTTAAGTTGTAATCACCAGTATTTCTATCAACAAAAGGAACTTTCTTCATTTTGTTCATAATTCTTTGCATATAGTTATCTACTTCTGTTGGTGGGATATTACCGATATCAATTTTGAAAACTCTTTTTTCAGGTGCTCTCATAATTCTATGGATTAACATAGCATCTTCCATTAAAGATAATTGTTTCCACAATCTTCTACCATTCTCAATCATAGATTTACCATATGGTAACCAGTTAGTATCTGCTAATAATCTAAAATGAGCAACTTCAAAGTTTTCATATTGTTCTTTTCCATTCGGGTCCTCAGTAATTTTAAATTTTACTGAATTTGGATTTGAAGGGTCTGTTCTTTCTAATCTTTCTGTGTTGTAAACTGAATGAGGTGTTACGTTAACAATACCTTTACCTTCAGCAATTTCTAAACCTAAGAAGAAATCCCCATACTTACACATATTTCTTACCCATGGCCATAAGTTGAATTCAACATTAAGAATATCATAGAATAAGTTGTTTAATAAATCTTGTACTTTTTGATTATCTGAGTGAATCATAAGAGTATCACCAAATTCGTTCTTTAGTGTTGATTCATCTGCGTATATATCGAGAGCTGATGCTAATATTGGGTCGTTATCCATCGCATCGTAATCTCTAAAAACTTCTCTACGAACTTGTTGGTATGCCATTGATTGAGCACCACCTGCTTGTTCAAAGAAACTTTTTTGTAGTTTCGTATATCTATCTCTTAGAGAAGATAAATTTGTTTGTTGTCTTTCATCGGTATCAACAACTTTTCTCTTACCATCTTTATCGACAGTAACAACTGCTTGAGCTCTGAAGAGTTTCGTTAATCTACCAAAAAATGAAGTATCTGCCATCTTGTTCCTAATTTAATTTTATAACCTTTTAATTTTATTTTACCACTTTCTACATGACCAGTATCTAGCTTTATGTCTTGGACCTGGTGAATCACAATTGTGTCTTGCTCTAAATGCTTTTCTTGCATCTGGATTGTTCTTACGAATTTTCATCGTCTTTTCATTTCCCTTACCTTTGTGACCAAAGTTTACTTTTACTACATTACCTTGAGGATTTTTAACATATACTTTGAATTTTTTAACATCACCTTGCATTGGTTTACCAAGTTTTACTTTTCTTCCTTGGTATTCTGCTTCGTTAATATCAGATTTATACGATTCCATGAATTCACAGAATTCTTTAATATCATTGTAATTTTCTACGAAATACTCATTACAATAAGATTCGTTTTCGTTTTCACTAATTAATTTTTTCATTGAAATCATAATATTTTTCTCCTTACTATATAAATATAGATTTATTTAATTAACCAAGTTAAATCCTCATCTCTATCACCAACCCTTTGTTTCCAAGGATTATCTTCCATTGAAGAGTTACCACCAAATCCCATACCAACTACATCCAATGAATGTGCTCCAATACCACCTAATGCTTGTTTTGTTAAATCAATTCCTTCTTGTCTTAATCTAAGTGCAGTATCTCTAACCCACAATCCGATTGCGAATGCCATTGTTAAATCATCATTGTATCCACTCATGGCTTCGGCTCTATTTCCTCTCCATATAAATGTAAACAATTCATCAATTAATCGTGTTGAACGAACTGTTACAGATTTATCTCTAAAATAATCATCCAACTTTGATATAATCAAAGGTCGAGTTTTAGAAGTTGTCGAAAATCCTGCAACCATCCCTCGTTCCTCGGCACGGTATCTATTTGATAGTTGATGTTCAACATCTACATACTTTAAATCTTTACTCATGTAGAAAAGATTTCCATATCCTCTATCAATTACTTGTTGTATAACTGCCCAACCAATATTTGCGTTTTCAATTACTAATAGTGCTTGATTGTAATCAGTTGCCAATGAAACTAAAAAGTTTCCAAAATCTTTAGTATCCAATTTACCTCTGTATTCTGCAACTTGTGAAGCTTCTTCAACATCTATAACATGACATGCTGAATAATCAGTTGAATCTCCACGAGCAACATCCGCAACTACCATATATGTTTTATTATAGTTGGGATATTCCCACTTCCAAAGGTTTCCATCGAATCCTGTTTTCTCTATTGGTTCTTGACAAAAGGATTCTTTATAGAACATAAGAAGTTGAGGGTCAATCACAGTATCACCAGAAGAAACGAAATCACAATCACATTCTTGTGCGGCTCCCTTTACTCCTAATAGTACTTCTTGTTCATCTCTCCAATCTTGATTTCTTTCAGGATGAACACTCCAATGTAATCTGATTGGATTGAATCCGTTTTCTTCTTCTTCAGCACCTACCCAAGTTTTATGAAAGAAATTTCCGACACCATTTGGTGTAGAAAGAATAATTGCATTACCACCCGTTGATAAGGTAGATTGTGCTGATATCCAAATATCTTCAATCTTATCAATAAATGCAGCTTCATCAAATACCAATAAGGATAATGCTTCAGAACGACCAGCATCACCAGCGGCTGAAGTTGCTTTTATCTGAGAACCATTCGAGTATCTTAAGGATAGTTTGTTATCTTCTACTGTTGTTTGTTTTAACCATGATGGTAAGTACTGATTCATTACACGAACCTTCGTTACAAGGTTCTTGGCAACTTCTTGTTTAGTTGCAATTACTAATACATTAAAATCTTGATTGAATAACATTTTCCAAAGTGAAAATCCCGCAGTTAAGGTTGAGATACCTGTTTGTCGAGATTTAAGGATAATGTTATAACGATGTTCTGCGAATTGGTCTAAAGTTCTTTCTTGAAACTGATATAAGTGAAAAGGAATCTTACCTCGCACAGGATGCTGAATCATACAATACTTTTTCATAAAGTAGATTGGGTCTTGTGCACATTTTTGATACTCAAGTTTAATTATTTCCTTTAAACTCTGTTTAGCCATTTTTTATTTTTTTCCTATTTTCCAATAGAGAGATGTTCCAACGAATGGTTTGTATTCTCCACCTTGATTAGATAAACCTACATTCAATCCATAGATATTCATCTTCTTAGTTTTTAACAATCCATTAACACTTAAGTTACCAAACCCATTTGTTTGGTCAACTCCTAATCCGAAACCATAATAAAATTCGTTTTTAGGTAACTCTTTTACAATGGTAGTATTGTAAACAGTTGGAATCTTGAAGAACCAATCAATTTCTCTTGATTCGATTCTATTTTGTGAAATAACATCAGTAAGAATACCAAAT